TTAGAACAGCCCTGCAGGCTCGGAAGTACGGTCCCAGCTGTAGATAACCAGTTCCCCCCGCTCCACCCGGTTGGCGCCGCCGCCCACGGTGTAGTCGATGCGCAGCTCCTCCATGTCGTAGGCGGCGAAGCACTGGCGGATGGCGGGGTGGTCGTTGATGCTGATCACGGCCTTGCCCTTTATGGTCTTGAGCCTGGCCGCCATCAGCTCGTACTGGGCCCAGGGGAATGGGACGCCATAGCCCTCGGTCTCCCAGTACGGGGGGTCGAGGTAGAACAGGGTGTGAGGGCGGTCGTAGCGGTCGACGCAGGCGGCCCAGTCGAGCTGCTCGATGTAGACGCCGTTCGCCAGGCGGAGGTGGGCGGCTGAGAGGTTCTCCTCGATGCGCAGCAAATTGATGCTGGGGGCGGTGGTGGCGGTACCCCAGGTCTGGCCGGACACGCGGCCGCCAAAGCTCTCCTGCTGGAGGTAGAAGAACCTGGCCGCGCGCTGGACGTCGGTCAGGGTCTCGGGGCGGGTCTCCTGCATCCATTTGAAGATCTGGCGGCTGGAGAGTGCCCACTTGAACTGGCGGACGAACTCCTCGAGGTGGTGGGTGACCACCCGGTACAGGTTGACCAGGTCGCCGTTGACGTCGTTGAGCACCTCGACCTCGGCGGGATGCCTGGTGAAGAACACCGCTGCGCCGCCCGCGAAGACCTCGACGTAGCAGCTGTGGGCGGGAAAGCGGCTGAGCAGCAGCTCAGCCAAGCGGCGTTTGCCGCCGATCCAGGGAATGATGGGGTTGGGGGCCATGAGAGGGTCCGTTTGGCGCTCTGTGGCGCTCGGGTGGGGGGCTCATGGCCCTCAATGTGTTGACAGCCCCGCAGCGGGGGCACTTGATGGTGAGGACGGTGTATTCGCCCTCGCCGAGCTTCTTGCGGCACTCGCCGCACCTTATTTCAGTCATTGCAAGCCGGTTTCTCTGGTTGAAACTTCCGATAGACTCGCCGCACTCTGTACAGGGTGGCGGGTCTTGCCGGGCTTGCAGGTCTACTCTGCGGGTTCGGGGCTCGGGCTGGTGTTAGCGCACCAGCACGGGTCGCCCGTCTTTTTTCTTCAGTAAGCCGCCTCCTCCCCTGCGGCCGCGAGCCACAGCAGCGAGCGGAAATGGCGGTCCTCGGCCGCGACGATCTGGTGCAGGGTGCATGGGTCCACGCGGTGGCCTTCAAGCTGGCCGCCTGCCTCGGTGCACACCTCAGAGCACGTGTCGCGCGAGGCCTTGTGGCGGAAGAGCCAGGCCACGAAGCCCAGGATCAGCTGCCAGTCGTACAGCGCCCCCTCCCGCCGCTTGAAATGCTGGGCGGCCGCCAGCGGATCGCGGCGGTACTTGACTAGGTCCCAATGGGCTGGGTCCAGCTTGATGCGCTTGAAGCGCACGCCCCCTCGGTGGCCAGGCCGGCGCGGCGACGTCGCCGGCAGGCGCTCCCAGGCCACGCTGCTGGCGCACCACAGGGCACCCGAGGCGTCTGGCTCGCAGGTGCCGTCGGGCATCAGGTGGTCCACGCCATCGCCGGGCTCGAACACCACCTCGTTGTGGCTGTAGTCGCCGTCCAGGCGCCAGCGGATCAGGCGGTTGGCGATGCCCTGCATGCCTGGGCGGATGGCTTTGTACGAGGCCAGCAGCATCACGCACCCCCTATGCCCAGCTGGGCGCGTACGGCGGCAACAAAGCCCGCCCAGGTAGCCATGGTCGCGGCCAGGCCGGCTGGCCCCAGCGCAGCCCGGGCTTGTTCCTTGCGCAGCAGGCGCTGCGCGCGGATCAGCTCCTGGGCGCCGCGCCACTGGGCAGCGACGGCCAGGACGTCATCGGCGGCGGCCTGGGCGGTCCAGCCCTTGGCGATGGCCCAGCTCTGGACCATGCCAGGCACAGGCGGCTCGTAGCCGGCATCGGCGAAGGTTTGCGCCTGGCGCTCAGCCATCTCGTACTCCGCCTGGCGAAGGCCGATGGCAGAACCGTAGATGGCGTCGACGTCGGCGTCGATGCGCGCCACGGCCGCCGCAATGGCTGCGGGCATGTCCACCAGCTGCAGGTCCCGGTCGGGATCGGCGTAGACCGTCTCCGAGGTTTCCCAGCCGCCCCTGTCGGTGCTGTAGGCCACAGGGCCGGTGCCGGTCACAACGGTGCTGCCGTCATTGGTTTGAAGCTGCCACATGATCACCTCCCCGGTCACGCCACGATGCCGAGGAGCACGGCAGACGTGCCCCCGGTGATGATGGCTTTGCAACCCACTGGCACCGACGAACGCCGGTCGAAGCTGGCGGCGGGCATGGTCTGGTTGGCGCGCCACCGGCCGGCGGTGGCAACGCTCACGGCCTGGCCGTCGCTGCCGGCCGTGATGGCCAGGCCCAGCAGCGATGCAGCCTGCGGCGCCAGGCGCCCATGCACGGACACGCCGGTGACGGCGGTAGAGCAAAAGGTGTAGGCCAGCAAGCCGCACGGCATCAACTCGGCCCACAGTCCGAAAGTGGTGGTGGTGGTCGCCTGCACGGTCAGCGCAGTGGCCTCGGCAGTCAGCGAGGCGTCCCATGCCATTGCCGAAACAGAGCCGGTACTGGATGAGTCGAAGTTGGTGTAGAAAAGCACGGGGCCAGTGGCGACGCGCTCGATCAGAAGCCCCTGGTTGCTGCCTGGGAGTGCTGTGGGCGCCGTCCCAGAAACCAACCGATTGCCGGCGTTGTCGTACTGCGCAATCAGGCCGTTAAAGGTTGCGATGTAGAAACCGCCGCCAGACTTGGCACGCGGCATGGTGTTGTTGGGACCCAAGCCTGAACCCAAGCCGGTGTTGTTGGTGACGGTGGCCAGAAACGTGCCGGCGCCGTCGTACAGGCGCACTGCAGACACTGTGCCTGTGGTCGGGTCCACCAGGGCCACGTTGCCATTGGAAAGCTCGATGGCGTAGTTTTCGGACAGCCCGGCGGTCAGGTTGGCGCTGCCTGTGAAAACGGTGGTCAGAGCACCCTGCAGCACGCCTGCCGCGTTGTACCGGGCGAACTTGTATGCAGCAGTCGCCGTGCTGCGGTAGTAGTAGACCCAGAAGCCACCAGCGGCCAGGGGCAGCACGCACACATAATCGGCGGCCACGGCGGCCTCCACGGTGGTCTCTGCCCCCTGCAACGCACCTGAGGCGTTGTACCGGCTGAAGAACATTCCGCCCGTGGCCGTCTTGTCATAAGCGAGCAGCAGATCGCCGTTGGCGAGCGCTGCAGCATTCCAGCGCGACATGGCGCCAGAGCCCAAGGTGGCCACAGTGATAGCCGCCGACACTACGGCGCCTGCATTGCTGTACACGGCCATTTTCAGCGCCGAGGTTTCCACCCAGCAAACAGCAAAGTTGTTGGCGCCGAGCTTGAACACCCGGAACACCGAGATGCTCGCCGCAGCCGTGACCGCAACGACTGCCACCTGGGCTTTGAGCGGGCTGTAGATTCGGCAAGTCAGTGCGTTGCTGGCGCTCGTGCCATCGCCCGCGTGCAGGCAAGCAACGTTGCCGTTGCCCAGCACAGCAAGCAGCCGGCCCGGCTGGACTGAACCGCCATAGTTGGTCGCTGCAACATGGGCTGTAGCGCCCAGGCCCGCCAGCGCAGTGACGCCCGTCCCGGTGTTCTGCGCCGCCAGAGACAGGCCGTCCACGGCGCGCCGGCCAGCGCCCGAGGCCTCCACGCGCACGTAGTCGCCCACGGTGACCGCGTCGCCCGTGATGGTGACGGCCAGGGGTTCGTGCAGCGCGGCTGCGGTCGTTGTGATGTTGCGTCCCATGGATGCTCCTTACTCCTCGAAACCGAAAGCCACGGCCGACACGCTGGCGGCCGAGGATTGAACGACCAGGTACTGCCCCGGACCGACCACGATGGCCGCCCGCTCCAGCACGCCAGCGGTGGGCAGATAAGCGTCGTACTCCAGCCACTCGGCTGCGGTGGGTGCTGCCGTAGCGGCCAGCGCCAGGCGCACCAGCGCACCGCTCGCGTTCCTGTTGACCACTGAAACGGTGACGGTCCCAGTGGCGCCCGTGGGGTTGTAGAGGGTGGTGTTTGTGTTGGCGGCGAGGTCCGCCGCGCCCAATCGTCCGTTGGCCATATGTCAGGCTCCTGCGTAGTAGAAAAGCTTGTTGCGTGGGAATCGGGCCGGTGGGCCGCTGACAGCCACGGTCCACTGCGAATAGGTGCCCGCGCCCTCTGTATGGGACACAAACACCTCGATGTCGCCGGTGGCGTTGTCATAGAACTGGATGCGCCCGTACATCACCTGGCCGCCGGGCGCGCTGATGGTCACGAACATGCCCGCACGCAGGTTCTTGTCGGCCTCGATCAGGAAAGCCGGCTCGCCCTGGGCGACGGTCATGCTGGTGGTGCTGGTGGCCAGGGTGCCTGGTGCGTTGATTGCGGTGATCGCGGCCGCCTGCGCGTCTTCTCTGGCAGCGACCGCCGTTACTGCGGCGGGCACTGCCACTTGGGCGGCAAGGTAGGACGCCTGGGCGTTGTGGTGGACGTTGGCGTTGGCTGCGTTCTGCAGGGGCACCTGCGCCACCACCTCGGCCACGTGCACGTCCGCCCGTTCGGCGAAGTTCACGGGGTTGGTGAGACTCGGGGGCGTCGACAGCGCCGGCAGCGCCGTGGGCTCAACAGGGGCGATCAGGTCGGAGAGTCCTGGCATGGTCACATTTCCTCGATTTCAAGGTCGGCAGAGGCGTACAGCTTGTTGCTGGGCCGGATGGGGAAGCGGCGGTAGATGCCGTACAGAAGGAACGCTTCGGCATAGGGGCTGTTGGGGTAGCGGGTCCACCCTGCCCAGAGCGCCGGCACGGCGTTGAGCTGCTCGCGCAGCCTGAGCATGCGGGGGACATTGGCCGCGTCGATCCGCACTCGCAGGTTGGCCTTGGGCACCGAGCGGCGGGCGATCAGCGTCACGTCGGGGGTCAGGGCGCCGTCGAAGTCGCGCTCGATGCGGCTGAAGTTGAGGGCGTCGTTCTCGGGGTTCCACTCCACTTCGCCCACGTTCACGCCCATGCCCACGGACAGCCGGCCGCAGGAGGCCACGCCCGAGGCGGGCTCGATGGTCACGGTGATCTTGGCGTCGCGGAACGGCGGCAGGTCCCACACCACCAGGCTGGGGCGCTGCTCGGGGTCGCCAGTGAAGTACTCGTACCAGTTCTGTACGGTGTGCTGGATCAGGCTCTGCTCGCGCTCGGTGATCAGCGTGGAGCCCTGGTGGACCTGGATCTTGGCCCGCGAGCCCACCAGGTTGAGTAGGCCCAAACTGTCGGCGCGCTGCCCGGGCTGCAGCACCACCGTGAGGGGCCCGCCCGACACCGTGGTCTGCGTAGACCTCAGGTGGTCGAACATGGCCCATTTGTTGGTGGGCCGGATGGCTTTCCAGTTGGCCGGGTCCAACTCGGGAGCCGTGGCCGTCGTGCCGGCAGTAATGCGGCGGTACACCAGGTGCGTTTCCACACGGTGGCACAGGTCGTCCTTGGCCCAGGCGGTGGCTGCAGCCCACACGGGCGATGGATCTTCCAGAGCCACTGTGGTGGACAGCAACATGGCCGGCGTGACGGTGAGGGATGGGAGGACGCGCATCATGATGTGGTCACCGAGAGCTTGAGTTCGCCCCGTGCTGCGGCTTCCATGACATCGCGCGTGCGACGGGCGGCATCGCGGGTCTGCAGGGCTGCGTCCGTGAGGGAGCCGATACCAGCGCCGAGCTGGTCGACGCTGCGGCCGAGGGTGGTGATGACCGAGGAGACTGCCGCCTCGCCGGCTGCACTGCCGCCCGACTGCTGCAGGCGCGCGCTGATGGCTTGTGCCCCCGTCCACATGCCGGGGTTGGCGTCGGGGTTGTACTTCTTGGGAACGACGCGCTCGCCCTCGTGAATCAGGGCCAGCATGTCGTGGGGCACGTAGTTGGTGCCGACGTCCAGCGAGGCCAGGCCGTTGGCCTTCGCCCAGTCGTTGATGGTGGTGGTGTTGCTGCCAGTCCACTCGGCCAGCATGGCGGCGGTGACGCCGTGGGCCTTGGCGATGTCGTACAGGTCCTTGGCCTGGCCGGCGTTGACCATGTCTATAGCCGCAGCGCCCAGGTCGGCGGCCAGGTAAGGCAGTCCCGTGCTGCCGGCGTAGAAGATGCCGCTGCTGCTGTCGTACTGGGCTCCGTTGGGGCCGTCGAGCACCGTTCGGGGCTTCGTGGCGCCGGGCTTGGTCGCCCCGCCCGGCGTCGCGACCGCAGCAGGCGCACCCTGATAGGGTGCGAGCTGGGCCAGGGCCGATGCAAAGTTGGCGGTGGCCTTGTCAATGTTCTTCAGCGAAAGGTCCATGCCGCGCGCCACGGCGAGCTGTTCCTCGGCGTTGCGCAGCTGGTCATCCAGTGCCTTGAGGCTCCTGTCGGTGCTCTGCTGGATGGCATCGATCTCCTCCTCCAGCAGCTTGGCCTGGTCCTCGGTCGCCTGCAGGTGGCGCTCGGCCACAGACTTTTGGCGCATGCCGAGCTGCTCGAGCTGGGCCAACTGGTTGGCCTGGTCGAGTTGGGCGATCTCCCAGTCGACGGCCGAGGCATAGCGCTGCTGGTCGTCGTTGGTGACCGATTCCAGGGCGCGGGACAGGGCATCAGCGTCAGGCATGGCGCCTGTGGCATTGGCGGCGACCAGGGCGTCAGCAATGAAGCGGCGGGCGGCGGCGAGGTCCTGCAGCTTGGTGCTTTCGACCTGGCCGCGCAGTGAACGCACAGCGCTGGCAAGCGTCTCGGTCATGGACGTGAGCGTCGACACAGCCTCGCTAGCAGCCTCGTGGGCTTTCTGCTGGGCTTGGCCCTCCTTGGTGAGGGCGTCGATGCGGGCCTGGGCGGCCTCGCTGATGGCGGTTTTCTGGGCGTCGATGGCGTTGCTCAGCACGCCCAATGCGGTGTCGGCCGCCGCTTCCTTGAGGTCGGACAGCGACGCGGCTGCTCGCAGCAGCGCCAGGCGGGTCGCGTCGGAGGTGGTGCCCATGGCGTGCACAGCCATCACCGCGCCCGCGATCTGGTCCTTGGAGGCACCGGCCAGCGCTGCGGCCGACACGTTGATGCCGGCGTCGGCCAGGCCGGCGCTCACGCCCTCATAAGCGAGCGCCTGGCGCTGCGCCGGGGTGCGGTACCGGTCGAGCACGGCCGGGGCTTCTGCAGCCACCTGCACGCGCGCCTCGGCGGCTTTGACCTGGTCCCACAGAGCGCGGTTGCTTTCATGGATGGCGTTGCGCTCCTTTTCGAGGAGCTGCACGCGGGTCATGGTCAGGGCGTCGAGCTGGTCCTGCAGGCCCTTGCGCTCGTCGGCAATGCGTTTGGCCTCGTCTGCTGCCTCGCGCTGCGCCTGGGTGCCATCCTTGGTCGCATCGGTATTGTCTTTGACGGCCTGGGTGTACTTCGGCACGTAGGTCAGGGCGGCGCCCGCGCTGCCCAGGGCACCGCCCACGCCGGTGCGGATCTGCTCCAGGGCCGCCTGGAAGCGCGGATCGTTAAACAGCGTGTTGAGGGCTGCGGCCTGCTCCGTCGCGCGCTGGATCACCCGGTCGATGGACTCCTGGCTCAGCAGCTCCGAAAGAGATGCCCCCGTGGTGATGGCGTCCAGCATCGGAGTGACGATGCCCTGGTTGACCGTGTCGAAGATCTTGCCCGCTGCATCGGTGTACAGGCTCTGCTCGACGCTGGCCACCAGGGTATCGGCAACGGCCTGGCCCGCCCCGGTTGCATCGCCTTTGGCAAGGCCTTCGGCGAACTGCTGCACCAGCTCGTCGCGAGAGGTGCCCACAGCCTCCAGCATCGCATTGGGATAGGCGGCCACGTCCTTGAGCAACTGCTCCAGTACCTTGGCGGTCTCATCCCCCGAAGTGTCGGCCGCCGCAATGATGCGGTTCGCCCATGCGGGCAGCTCTTTGGAGGATGCCTTGAACGTGTCGATGGTGGCATCGCTGATGGCGTCCAGGTATTGCTTCCAGCCCTCGTCACCATTGGCGAATTCCTTGGGCGCCCACTTGCTTGTCTGGGTGTCTTTCCAGTCAAGCACCTTGTTGCCAGCGGAGTCATCCACGCGGAAGCTTCCCCAGGCGCCGTCCTTGCTGATGTCGTCGGCAAAGGCCGTCTGCACCTTGAAGCCGGACTTCAGACCGAAAGCATCAAAAAAGCCGTCCAGCGTGCCGCCCACCGCCTTGGCGACCTCGTTGATAGCGGGCTGCGCGCTGGCCGCGTACTCGCGCGGGTCACCCATGTTGAAGCGGTCATAGGTGTAGTTTTCGCGGCCGCCGACCACCGTGCCGTTCTGGTAGATCGCGCCGGCTCCGGTGTGCGCTGTGGCTTGTATCCCCAGCTTCGACGCAATTTTGCCGATCAGGGCGCCGCCCGTGATGATGTTGGCCGAGCGCTCGCTGAATCCGATCTTCTCGAAGAAGCCGGTGAGCTTGTTCATCTGGGGAAAGATGAGCCCGTAGCTCTTGCGAATCGTGCTGTCCTCCAGGCGGTAGCCCTGGTCATAGGCGCTGCCCGACGCCATCATGCCCATGATGATTGCGCCAATGATGGGGACCATCTTCAAGCCAGCGCTGATCAAGGTAGGCGCGGTGGTGGCGGCGCCTCCTTCCGCAGCCGCAGCGGCCAACGTGCCCGCAGGCAGCGCAGGCGCGGTGCCTGGCGCCATGGCCGCCGCCGCATTGACAGCAGAAGTAGCAGAGGTGCCGAATGCGCCATTGGTAGCCAACAAGCCGTTGAGGCCCGTGCCCGTCGCATTGGCGTACACCGTGCCCGCCACGTTTGCCGAGGACATGCTGCCGCTCAACCACTGAGAGCCGAGCTGCCAAGCGGTCTTGCCAGCGCTGAGAAGGTTGACCGCTCCGGATGCCGTGCCAAGCGCACCCATGCCACCACCACCACCGCCGCCACCGGCCGCACCCATGATGGTCGCCAGGATGCCGCCCAGGCCCTCCATCACAGGCGTGAGCACGATCTCCCAGGCCTTGCGCTTGAGCATGTTGGTGATGTAGTTTTTCAGGCTGTCACCGCCCTGCATGGCGGCGTTGACCAGGCCCTGGGTGTACTGGTCCGTGGCGCGCTGCAGTTCGGCCTGCGCCTCCACCCCGGCCTTGCGGGCTGCGTTGGTGGTGTCGTTGCTGCCGATCTGGGCGGCCAGGCGGCGCCGGGCCTCGATCTCCTGGGTGGCCTGATTCCAGCCGTCGCTGCCCTCGTAGTACTTCGCCGCGCGCTGCTCTTCCAGGCGGGCGATGGTCACCAGCTCGATGGCCTGGGCGAGGCTGATGTTCTTGGCGGCGGCAAGGTCGGCCGCCTTCTGCTCATCGGCAAGCGAAGTGATGCGCTGCTCGATGCTGGCCAGGTTCTCGCGCTGGGCGGTCTGCTGCTGCTCCATCCACTGTTCGATGCCTTGAGTCTCCTGGCGGCGCGCCTGCATGCGCGCCTGGGCTGCGCGGGCCTGCAGCTCGGTCAGCTTGTCCTGGTAGTCGGACTCGATGGTCAGCTCGTTCTGAGCCAGCTTCGCCAGCTCCTGGCCGTACTTTTCCCGGGCCTTGGCCTTGTCGGCGGCCGACGCCTTGGAGGTTTCCACCGCTTCCAGTTCCAGCTCCACGATGGCCATCTGGTCGGTGTTGGCGTTGAGGGCCATCTGGCGCCGCTGGGCGTAGTACTGTGCCTCGCTGACCAGGCCGGCCTGGTGCTGGGCTTCGAGTTGCTTCGCCGCCCGGTCTGCGATGCCTGCGGCTTCCGTTTGCAGCTGCTCCAGCTCGGCGATCTCGGCGGAAATGGCCAGCTTGGCCGCAGACGGGCCTGTGCCCTTGTTGGCGTGCTTGGCCTTGATGGCGTCGGTGTCCGCCTTGTACTGCGCATCACTGACCTTGCCCTTGAACTCGGCGTCATAGGCCTTGAGCGCCTGGGCCATCTTGTCAGCCTGGTCCTTGTAGTCCGCCATGAACTTCTCGCGGGCTTCACGCGTCTTGTTCTTGGCGTCCTCGGTCATTGCATCCGCGAGGTCGGTGTACCGCTGGAAGGCCTGCCCCATTGCAACGCCTGCGCTCTTCAACAGGTCGGAACGGGCCGCAGCGGGCAGATTTGCAAACTGGCCCTCACCGTTCACGATGGATTGATAGCGGTTATAGGCGTCCGTGTACTGCTTCGCTGCATCCAGGGAGGTTTGATCCTCTGACTTGGGCAAAGGTGCGCCCGACAGGCGGTTTCGCTCGCGCAGCTTGGCGATCTGGGCGTCGATGCGTTTGATGATCTCCTCGTGGGACTCAGCCACCTGGGCTTGAACGGCCTTCTCGCTACTGGTGCCGGCCGCCTTCCAGGCAACCCATGCGGTGGCGGCAATACCCAGCGCGGTCACCACCAGCCCGATGGGGCCGCCGAGGGCCCCGGTGGCAACGTTCAGGGCGGTGGTGGCCGCCGCCGCCACGGTGGCCGAGCGGGAAATGGCGATGTAGGCGGTCGCAACCAGGCCGGCAGCAACCACTGCTGTGTCCATGTTGCGGGCTACGACGAGAAGCCCTTCCGCGAAGCCGCGGCTGATGCCGTTGGCCTGGTCGAACACGCCAATGGTCTGCATCAGGCTGTTGCTGATGACGGTGAAGGCCTGGCCGATGGTGGCGGGCAGCTGTGCGAACTCGCTGTCGATCTTGCCTTTCATGCGCTCAAGCGCGACGAAGATGGCGTCGGTGGTGATCTGGCCTTGCTCGGCCATGGCCTTGAGCGCGCCGACTGGCTTGCCGAGGCCTTCAGCAAGCGCCTGGGCCAGGCGGGGTGCCTGCTCCAACACGCTGTTGAGTTCGTCGCCGCGTAACGTTCCCGCCTGCAGTCCCTGCCCGAACTGCACCATTGCCGCCGATGCGCTGGCCGCGCTGCCGCCCGACAGCGTCATCGACTTGGACAAGGTCTCAGTGACGCCGAGCACCCGCTGCTGGCTGAAGCCCAGCTCTGCTCCTGCCTTGGACAGCACACCGTAGGTTTCCGCAAGACCGGTTACGTCCACACGCGCCTCGGCCGCGATGCGGGTCACCCCGGCCAGGCCGACCTGCGCGCTGCCGAGGCCTTGGCTTGCAAGGCCGATGCGTGCGGTCAGGTTTGTCCACCCATCCGCCAGCCCGGTGAGCTTGTTCACAGCAAACGCGCCGGCGGCAGCCTGGCCGAGGCGCAGCAGGTTGCCGTTGAGCCCATCCACCGCGCTGGTGGCCTTGCTGGCGCTTGAGGAGACTGCACCGCCCAGCTGCTCGGCCTGGCGGCTGGCGGCAAGCAATGCAGCGCCCGTGGCGCCCGCTGCAGCGGTGGTGGACGCAAGGGAAGTCCGAGACTGGTCCAACTGGCGGCCGAAGCCGGCCACGGCGGCCTGGGAGTTCTTGAACTGCGCTGCGACGCCCTGGAGCTGTTGCGGGATGACGCTGACTGCGCTGCTGGCCTGGCTGGCCGATTTGGCGGCCTGGTCGAGCGCCGAGGCGGCAGAGGTTGCACTGCCCGCAGCGGCACCAACGGCCTTCAACTGCCCGGCGACCGCGCCCAGGCTTGAGGACGCAGCCGTCGCGCTGGTGGACACCTGGGCGCTGAATGCCTGGTGCTCGGCGCCCGTGGCCTTGAGGTCGGCCACGTACTCGCCGCGCTCAAGCCGGAGAACAACCTTGACTTCTGACATGCCGCCCTATCTGTCGTTGAGAATCTCTGCCGCCTCGTCTTCGAGGACCTGGACCTGGGAGCGCACCGTGCGCCAGTCCTTGCGGGGCACCCCTTGAATGCGGAAGCTGGACTCCACTGCGGTGGCTTCCAGCCCTTGGAAATACACCCCACCCTGGCCGGCGATCACGCGCCACTGGCGGCCGCAATCGAGGAACACTTCCCAGGCCTGCTGGTGCTCGGGCCACAGCTCGAAATCACCCGTGGCGTTCTCGTCGCTGGTGGCGCTGGCGGTGGCCGCCAGGCGGGCCCCTTCTGCATCCACCCCCAGCAGCGCGAAGTCCGCCTCCATCTCCTCGCTGCTGGCCTGGCGCCTGCTGCCGCCCGTCAGGTGGTGGCGGGCAGCGCCTCGGAGTTTTTTTCCGCGTCCTTGAGCACCTGATCGGGATTGCGGTTCTTGAGGTACGAACGCGCAAAGGCGGTGTCCATGCCTGCGTAGTCGGCAAACAGCTGGTCGCGCGTCGCGGGGGTATAGGGAACGCTGCCGCCATGCGCGTCAGTCATGCCCTCCCAGTCCACCAGTACCTGGTTGACCAGCTCGGCGTCTGTGATGGCCGGCACGAACTCGGGAACAGGCTTCTTCGCAACCATGGCATCCACCTGGGCCTGCAGGCGCTCCTGGTTCAGGTGCAGGCGCTTGTCCAGGGCTTTGGATTCCTCGGTGTTGAGGCGCTTGAAGCGGGCCTTGAACTTGAACTCGCTCGGCTGGCCGGGCTCGTCGGGCAGCACCAGAAAGCAGTCCGCCCAGAATGCGGGCTTGCCAATGACTACGGACATGGATGGGTCTCCTTGGATGAAACGGGTTTGCAGGGAATGAAAGAAGAAGGCGGCCGGGGCCGCCTGGTGGTCAGACGGTGATGACCAGCTCGTCGTTGCCGGCGTCGCTCGGGATGAAGCGCAGCGGCAGCGTGACCATCTGGATGCCGTCCGCCTCCGCGAAGGTGGGCTTGCCGATCTGGGCCCGGGCCGCCTCGACCTTCACGGTGTTGGTGGCGGCCAGGCCGTGCACCAGCTCGAAGGGCACGGTCTTGTTCACCATGCCGACCCAGTCCTGGGTGCTTGCCAAGGTGTCGCGGATGGTGATCGAGCCCACAGACTTGCGGCCGGTGATCTCGGTCTCGTCGACCTCGGTCAAGTCTTGCTTGACCACCTCATTGCCCAGGTCGACGGTGAAGGCGTTGCAGGCCCAGTACGCGCTGTCCAGCTTGATGCGGGTGTTGGCCTTGTTCACGCCCAGCGGCAGCATGAATGCGGCCGTGTTCTGCGTGGGCATGGTGGGCACGGTCTCCACCGGTACGAAGGCCCCCGTGAACTCGAAATTCATCCACGGCAGCTGCTTGCCCGAGCCTTCGATCTTGCAGGTGCCGGCAGCGCCGGGCATCTTGTAGACGTTGCGGCCGACCACGGCATACAGCGACAGGCTCTCGATGGCATCGTCCACCGGCTCGAAGACGGTGTCCGTGCCCACGGTGTTGGTCACGCTCATGGCGCAGCCGCGCAGCAGCTTGGAGTAGCCGGGAATGGCACCGGCAGTGCCCACGCCGGCAAAACCCACGCGGAAGGCCATCTTGCGGTACTGGGTGACCAGCACGGACTCGACGGAACCAAAGTGCGCGCGCACGATGTCGTAGTCCACCTCATCGCCCTCAATGGGCGTGATGGTGACGTTGCTGACCTCAAGGGCGTCGGCCGCCACAGGGACCACAAAGGTGCCCTTGACGGTTTCGATGGCGGCCAGGACGGCCATCTTGCGCAAACGGATGACATCAGCCATTGGTGCTTTCTCCTTCGGTGGTGGTGCCGGCGTCCGTCAGGGGAACGCGTACGCCGTTGACACGGGTGTAGGCGCCGCCGCGACCGTGGTGCTGGTCGGGCGCTTTGGCCTGGCTGGCCGGCGCGGACTGAACCACGGTTCCGGCGCTATCGGCAGGGGCGGCAGCTGCGGTGCTGGTCTGCGCCCCGTCCGGGTGGGTGGAATTGGTGGCCGCAGGTGTTTGCTTGCCATTGGTTTTGCTCACGGGGTGCTCCTGTAGTAGCTCTTCACAAAAAACTCATCGGCCCACCACAGCTGGCCGGGTTTGAGGTCGACCAGCTCGCCGCCCAGGAACAGTACGGGCTCGCCCAGTTCCTCATCGGGCTCCCAACCCACCAGGGCTGCGCGGGTCTGGCGGCGGCACTCGACCAGGCCGGGCACGCCGGGCACGGGCTTGGGATGCACGACCTGGATCACGGCAAAGACCTGGTGCAGTTCTTGGTCGACGTCGCCCGTGTGGCGCATCTCGGCGCCGCGCTCGGACATCGGCACCACGAAGGCGGCCGGCGTTGCGCCCCGAAACTCCTGCATGACCTGTTCCAGACCCGCAGCAGAGTCGAGCAGCCGGAAGGCGGTGCTCTCGGCCTTGAGGCGGTCGAGGAAGGGCTGGACGTCCATGGCGGGCGATCAGCGGAAGGCGCGCAGCTCGCTGCGGCCGAAAACATTGGGAGCGCCATCAAAGCGCACGTCGGTGCTGCTGCCGGCGCCGGCACTTGTGGACGGGTCCTCTGCGCCCAGCTTGAGCTTGCCCTGGGCGACCTGGCCGAGCAGCCGCAGCGCGTCGCGGTAGTCGCGCACGACGGGGTCTTTGGACTCCTCGGACACGCGGTTGCGGTTGAGCAGGTAGCGGCTGATGGCGCGGGCCCAGGCGGTGAGCATGGTCTTGCCGGCGCTGCCCGACGACAGGTCCAGCGGCAGCGCGTAGCCGCCCTGGGCCAGGTGGCCATCGATCAGTGCGCCGGCTTCGGCCACGGCGTCCTGGACGCGGGCCAGCGCCGCATCAGCCCCCGCGACCTGGTCGGGCGCCCACGCGCTGCGGTCGGTGCCGCGCAGCGTGGCGTCCATGAGCGCGACTTCGACCAGGGGTTGCCCGTCGCTGCTGGCGACCTGGGACAGCTCCTGGGCGCCGGGGCGCTCGGCCAGTTCGAGGGGGGTGATGTAGGGCATGGGGCAGTTCAGGCAGTGCGGGCGGGGGCAGCGGCGCGCAGGCGTTGCGCCAGGTTGGCCATGCCTGCCTGGCTGACCACCAGGCGGGCGCCCTGGCGGGCTTGCGGCTGCGCTGGCACGCGCTCGGCGGCCGATGGATCACGCCAGCGCTGCTGGCCGAATGCGAGGAGCTTCTTTTTCATGGCGGGATCCAAGGTTGGGTTGATCAAACAGGCCGGGGCTTTCCTGCAGTGGTCCCGTTGTCCAGCCCCGGCGAGAGAGGTTGGCGGGGTGGGCGGCGCCCTTCGCTTCGCTGGTGGGAGTTCAGTCCTGCGCCTGGCTGGCGCCTTCGGCCGGCAGGTCGACCAGGTGGGTGACCAGGGCGGGCTCGGTGGTGAGGGCCCCGTATTGCTGGTCGTCCAGATCGGCCAGCGGGATGACGTCGCCCTCGGGGTTGTCGAAGGCGTAGCCCGCGCGACGGAAGCCCGGTCGCTTGGGCACCACCTTGAGGCCCTGGGCCTTGTCGGCCGTGGGTTTGGTGACGGGGACTGCAGTTGGCGCCTTGGCGGCCTGGCCGCGCTTGGTGGTGGTCTTGGTGGTTGCCATGGGTGATGGGCTCCGTTGGGTGGTGATGGGGCGACAGGCCTGGTCGGGTCAGGTCAGATCAGCCAGGGGCAGACGACGACCTTGGACAGGTTGCGCATGACGTTGGTGGCGCCGTTGGCCAGGCGCTCGGCCTGCACGACTTCCAGGGCCTCCTGCTCCAGGCTCGGTGGCACCCACAGCTCGGTGCTGCGGATCGCCAGCGGCTTGCCGTTGTCGCCCACCAGGCTCTGGTGCGCGGCGCGGGCGTCGGCGTAGGAGGTGGTGCTGAGCGTTTCCTTACTGCCGTAGCCCAGCTGCCACAGGCCCAGGCCCACGTTGCCCCGGCCGTCGGCACCCCAGACGAACTCGTTCTGCTTGAAGACGTTCTCGTCGCTCAGGTTGGTCTTGGACTGGAAGGCGTAGTCGCGGCGCTTCTGGTAGATCAGGGGCTTGAGCACCTTGGACGTGTCGAACAGGTACCAGGCCGTGCCGCTGCCGCCCTGGAAGTTGCTCACGCTGACCTGCTTGCCGGGCGGGCCCACGGGGTGGTCGGTGTCGAAGAAGTACTGGCCGTCGTAGCACGGGGTGGTGAAGGCGGCCTTGAGCAGGCTGAACACCAGCTCGTCGGGGTGCTCGGCGGCGTCCTGGCCCAACTGCTGGATGACGGGCTTGTAGATGCCGTAGTGGTCGTCTTCGATCTCGTCGCGGGTGACCGTGACGGTGTTTTCCCAGGTCTTGTTCTTGACCGCGTAGTCGTGCTGGGCCAGGTTCTGGTACTGGCGCTCGCCGATCCACTCGCGGAACTTGGTGAACTTGCCCAGCCAGGCGTACTTCTGCTCGGCCGTGGCGCTGGGCACTAGGGTGGCGATCTGGCCCCACATGGGCTGGGCGCCGCCCAGGCCGATCTGGAAGGCCGCGCTGAACGACTGGTTCAGGATGGAAAGGTTGGCTGCATTGAGGATCATTGCGTGCTCTCGGAAGTTGGGGGGTGCTGCGGGCGGGTCAGGCGAAGTTGACCCAGACGCCGTCGGCGTCCACGTCGGCCACCTGGCCGGCCACGCTGCGCGTGTTGCTGCCGTTGGTCTTGGCGACGGTCTGGTCGTCGACGATGAAGCAGTCGGCGCCCACGTCGGCCAGGGTGATGGCGTCACCCGAGGCGCTGTTGGCGAACTGGTGCCAGCCCTTGCGCAGCGGCACGCGGATGGCGCCAGCGGCGCCGCCCGTGTTGTCTGCCCGGGCCTCGGCCACGCCGGCCGCCTTGAGGGTGGTGGAGGTGGCCCCGGGCACGGCGTAGCCCGCCGCGTTGATGGCCACGAGGGCCCCGGCGTAGATCAGGGTGGCGGCCGCGACGGGCGGCTCCATCTGCTTGCCGTCGCGGCGCAGGGTGTTGCGGTCTTTGGCGAGTGCTGCCATGGGTGGTGCTCCTGGGAAGTGAGGGACTGGGCCGGCCTGGTCAGGCGGCGGCTGCGACGGCGGTGGCGCCGGCCTTGTACTGCTCGGGCGTCAGGCCCATGGCAGAGCACACGGCCAGTTCGGGGGCGCTCAGCTGGGCGTCGCCCTTGGCAAGGCCACCAGGTGGCAGGCCACCCGTCTGGGTGCCGGCCAGGGCCGCGATGGGCTGGGCTGCGGCCAGGTAGGCGCTGAGCTGGACGATGCTGGTCTTGCCCAGGTCGCGGGCCCAGGTCTCCATGGCGGGCAGCAGCCGGCCGTCCTGCAGCGCCTTGCCGACCAGGCTGTCGACGTCGGCCTGCTGCTGGCGGGCCGTGAGCGCGGTGATGTTGGTGCGCAGCGCGTCCACCACGGCGATGGGCACGTACTTGGCCGGGTCGGGGGCGCCGGTGCCGGCAGTGCGCAGGCTGGTGCAGGCGGCCGTGACGGCATCAGGGGAGGCATCGGCTGGCAGGGCGAGGGCCGAGCAGGCGGCAACAGCGCGGCCCTGCAGGGCGGTCAGCGGGCCGAGGGCCGTGAGCGCCGTGATGGCGTTGGCTTCGGTGGTGGTCTCGGGCAGGCCGAGGGAGGCCAGCAAGGCCTTGAGCAATGGGTTCACGAATGGCTCCTGTTGGGGCGGGACGATGAATGCGGCCGTGGCGGCCGCGAGGAGGGAAAGCGGCTCCATGCCGTGGATGGCCGGGGCGTTGGTGAGCGCGCCCATGTGCAGGGCCAGCACCTGGCCGGTGGCCTTGGAGTACTCGAAGACGGGCGAGAAGTAGAGGTACTCGCCGTTGGCGATGTAGTCCTGGGCGCGCTGGGTCAGCTCGGCGACCGCAAACAGGCCCTTGCCGTCGATCCAGCGCAGCTCACGGAACCAGCCTGCAGCGGGCGCGGGCTGGCCGTTGGCGGCCTTGTTGAGGGTCTGGTGCTCATAGTCCAGCACCAGTGGCTGGCTGGCGGTTGCTGCGGCAAAGCGCTGGATGACGGCCTGGGCGCTGGCCGCGTCGATGTTCCATGGCGGCGAATCCATCTCGCGGCCGTCGCTGGGCGCGAAGCTGCCGGACGGGGTTACCTGCAGGAGGATCTGGCCGCCCTGCAGGCGGGTCTTGGCGGGCACCTGGTAGGTACAGGCCTGGATGGCCACGGCCGTGGCCGCAGCGAGGGCCGAGCACACGGCGATGCCGGTGCGGCCGAGGCGGTTACAGGAGGTGGTGCGCTGATGCATGCCGCAATGGTCTGCGGCGAAGCGCTGCGGGTCTTGTTCCCGCGTCCACTATTTGGGAGATCGCGTCTCCCGGTGTGCTTACCTTCCCGGCAGCGGGCCCGCGTCTTCCCGCTTCCGCGACTCTGTCAGATTGAGCCCTCGCACAAGACCGTCATGAACCTTGTACTCTTCAGACTCGACAAAACCCTGAGTGGGATAGAAACATTTGAACTTCCATTCTTGATTGGTACCAAGGCGAAATCCAATGACCGAATTCTCGAAAAGAAATTTCAGGTGCTCGCTCAGGGAAGAGGGCTCGATGCTCTGATCGATCTTCTTAAGTTCGCGCTCAAGATCTTCGCGAACGAAATTTGTCGAACCATTGTGCTGGAGCGCCTGGAACAGCTTTTCAATGATGGGGCGCTGCACCTTCCACTCGTCGAGCAACTCTTCCTTGAGCCATTCCGAATATGCGGGTTCAGCTCTGTAGATGGCCTCGCATTCCAACAGCGGGTAGCTTGTCACTTCGTCGGAGAAGGGGTCTTTAGCCTCCTCTTTCATGGTCTGCACCGTTTTGTTCAGCAAAGAGATCAGATCTCTCGGCCGCATCATTGTCCGACGAAGTAAGTACTTGGAAGGCTTCAGACCCTGGCGCATTTCTGAGCGGTCGAAAAGCGCGTCAATTTCCGCAACCGGCAAGGCACCACGCGCTGAGGCGAAGTAATTGACTCTTCGCATGATCAAGTGCGAGATCGTCTCTCGGTTCCAGTGAAGAAGAGCGCCGCAATCTTCCCTGAGTTTGTTTTTATCGTTGAGACTAAGGGTCTCGAAAATGTCCTCCCGAAGAAAGACGATTGGACGGAGCATGCCCCCATACTGCGAGTTGACGGAATCGCTCGCAGAAACCAGTCCGGCGATCACTTTTCTTGACAGATCGAACGAGTCAGCGTCCCATGCCTCGTCCACGCGATCGAAACAAATGAAGACTGTTGGCCAAGAACCGCGGGTACTGGACAACGCTCTATCGAGGGACGAAATCAAGTTGTCGATATTTTCTGAGAGCTTCGCCCGAAGAGAATCGTCGCCTTTCACTTCGTCGAACGACACCTCGCCAACATCGGCGGCCAGTCCTTCGACGCCATCAGTGGAAAGGTCCAGCCCCGCGCTTGGCAACTTCAACTTTGCGATGGACAGGAGTTTGGCACCCACTACAGCAAGAAGACCTGGGATCGCATCTCCATAGATCTTCTTCACCAATTTCATTGCATTCGCGATTGGCTTAGGACGGGAAAGACCACTCGACTCATACCACCCGTCGATGGCGAGAAGGCTTTGGACAAGAATGACAAAGCGCCACGAATGCTTGTATCGCAAGGACTCGGCCTTTGTATTGTCCGAAAGCAGTGAGTGGATGTTCCAGTTGTAGTCGTCGAACGACAGCGCCACCGTCAAATGGGGGGCCTTAACGAACTTGCCGCTGTTAGCCGTGAAGTGGCGGAACACTGCAGTCTTTCCTGCGCCCTTCCGACCCAGCACCAAAAACGACGTAGGGCTGCCACTGACCTTGTCCAAAACACCATTGTCAAAGAAGTAACTGGACAGCAATGCATCGCGCTCAGCTGCCACAGTTCCAAACTCGATCCAGTCCAGTATCGACGTCATCTTTCGCCCCCGTCTTCGTTTTGAAGGGCACAGCATAGCGCGTCAGCTCCTACCCGCGCCCTGCTACCCAATCCAAGATGACTTGCCGGATCTCCTGATCATCCGCCTGGCTGATGCCCAGGTACGGCCGCGCTGGCATCACCACCTGGTGCTTACCGATGCTGACCTGGCGCTCGGTGGCGCGCTTTTGCTTGCGGCTGGCAAACAGCGTGCGGCCGGCCACGCTGCGATATCGCACGGTGGACTGGCGCGCCGGCATGTCGATGGTGCCCCCGAGCTGGTGGATCGCGGCGTAGGCCAGGTTGGCGCCCACGTCGACCGAGCTGTCGCTGGTGACCTGGTGGCGGATGCCGCTGCGCAGGTAGCCGCGCAGGGTGAGCACCTTGTCCTGGTTGTACTTTTTGCGCCTGGCGTAACGCGCTTTCAGCGGTTGCCACGGCGTGCCGTCCGGCGCGGTTTGGGTCTTGAAGCGGTCTTGCGTGGACGCCTGCAGGTACTCGCCGAGGCGGTTCATGATGTCGCTGCCGGGCGGCTGCGCCTGGCGGGCGAGCATGTCCAGGACCTCGCGGTCGTTGACCTCTGCAGTAATGCGGGTTCCTGCCATGGCTTCGATCTCCTACAATTGCGGCAACATCAGGCGAGACGGCCGCGCCAGGCCCACCGACCCTTGCCCAGATGGGGGCCAGCACTTGGCGCAGTGCTGGCTCTGTCGTTTCTGGGTCATCACTCCACCAGGCGCTGGTACAGCAGCACGCCGATGCGCCACTCGTCCTCGGGCTGTGAGACGCCGTGGAAGGTGGTGACACCGCTCCACCCGTCGGCCCCCAGCTCGAACACGGCCAGGGCCGGCGTCTCCTGCCCCTCGACGGGAAAGCGCGCCACGTAGCGGCGCCGCACCACGGCCTTGGCTTGGCTGTGCAGCCACTCCACTCGCGCCCAGATCTCGTCGGGGTCGACCAGCGCCCGGGCGAGCAGGCGCATGTACTGCTCGCGGCCGCGCTTGGTGACCTTGAGATTGCCCCGCGCGTCCCGAAACAGCTCCTCGCCCACCACCAGGCGCTCGCCGATGGGATCGCGCACGATGGCCGGAGCGCCTGGCTGCACGCCCAGGGTCTGCAGGTAGGCACCGACATACTCACGCTCGGTCAGGCCCTGGGGCAACAGCTCGGACGCCGGCAGCGGCCGGGGCGGCGGTAGCGGATCGAGCGGGCGGCGGTTTGGCAGGCCGGGCCCGCCCGCGCTGCCGTGCAGGGGCGGGTCGGGCCGCTCGGGCGGTATGGCGCTGCGCAGGCGTGCGCTACCGGGGGAATACTCAAACCCCGGGTCGATGCCCTCGGGCACCCGCACGGTGCGCGGACCGATGGCGCTGCGCTGGCCGATGACACGCTCCACCAGGTTGATCTCGGGCGCCTGGTCGGGCCCGGACTTGCCCAGGCGCTGCAGGTCGCGTGGCCACAGCCCCCGCACCTTGCAGTGGCACCCCCAGCCGTTGGGCGGGAAGTGGGTTTGCCAGAACGGATTGCCCTGCTCCAGCACCAGACCGTCCCAGCTCTGGTGCTCGGGCCGGGGGGTCTGCACCCAGTCCTGGTGGTCGTACTGCCACAGCGGCGCCGCCTGCAGCTGTTGCCAGCGCCCGGCCGCGTAGCTGGTGGCGAGGTTGGTGTCGTAGATGACGCGGCTGCGCCAGTTGCGGCCGCCGTTGTAGTCCCACCCATGCTTGGCGACGATGCTGTCGAAGTCTTTGCGGAAATCCTCCAACGTGGCGCCGTCGTCGATGGCCTTGGCGACGGCCGCGCGGAAGTCGGTGACGATGGCGTCGCGGTTGGCCCCGGCGACCACGAATGCCCAGTCATGCTCCCGGGTGTAGATGTCGGTCCAGCCGTCGGTCGGCAGGTTGACCTTGCGACGGAAAAATTCCGATTGCTCGGCGAAGGGCAGAGATCCGTGGGCAGCTTGGGACATTGAAAGGGCCGACGAGGCGTTTATAAACGGCGAGAAGCCGGGGAAGGCGGCGCCGACGTCCGAAGGCCGCACCCCTGGGGGTCAGGGGCCTTGTCGGCGGGCAGGATTTCAGCGGGGGGATGCGGCTTCATCGAGCACGTCCGACCGGCCTGCGAGCTGGGCCGCGCGCAGAGCCTCGGCCATGAGGGTGGCGTACTGGTCGAGCGTCATGCCGGGCAGCAGCTGCTCCAGGCCATCGCGGATGGCTTCGAGCGACGTGGCGCTCTCCACCAGGTTGCGGATGGGCTCGATCCAGGCCTGCAGGGCCGGGGCCATGTTGCGGGCCAGCTGCGGCTGCATGAGCACGGGCGGCGGGAGGTCGACGCCAGCACCGGGCAGCGTTGCCGTCGCGGCCGCCTGGCCCACGGGTGGCGGTGGCGGGGTTGGTGGTACCGGTGCGCCTGCAGGCGGTTCTGGGGGCGGTGGTGGGGCTGGTGCACCGAGCACTGCCTCGCCAGCCTGGGCCTGGGGAATGCCCAGCTTCTCGTGCGCCCAGGCCACCGTGGGCCGCACGCCGACTGCCACCAGCTTGGGCAATGCGTCGGCGTACGCCGTGAGGTCTTCGGGTTCCTGGGCGTTGAGCTGCATGCGTGGGGCGCGGCGCAGGCCACCAGGCGCCAGGCCATTGAGGGCGGCCATGGGGTAGACCAGGTCGCGCGACAGCGTGGTGTTGGCCTGGCGCACGTCGCCGTCGCGCAGATCCTTGCGCACCTCGTTATGCACGTTGCCCAGGGCGTTGGTGCTGCTCTTGCCATCGGCGCCGCTGGTGAGGGTGCCGCCCAGGATGACCTTGGACTGAGTGCGCTCGCACCAGCTGATCATCAGCTCGAAGGCGGCCGGGTCGCCCGTGGCCGCGTCGAGAAAGTCCAGCTCCATGCCTTCGGGGATGATGCCGGCCGCGTTGTGGCCGATGCCCACTAGGGCGCGCAGCAGCGTTGCTTTGTCCTTCTCGCTGGCGCTGGATGGGTACTTGCCCAGGCGCAGCGGGATGCCGTAGATCTCCAGGAACTCGGCCAGGTCGCCCACCGAGTAGTTTTTGAAGAGGTATGGCCAGACCAGGGTGCGGAACAGTGAGGCGCGCTCCAGGTAGCCGCTCTTGGCCTTATGAACATGGGTGATCCAGCCGAAGGGCTGCAGCGGGTCGCCCACGGCGCCTTCGACCACATTGTTGGTGCGCAGGCGCAGTTCCTGCCGGTAGCCCCGGTGCAGGGTGAACCAGCTTTGGGGGCGGTGGGTGATGGTTTTGGGGAGCCAGTAGCGCTCGACCCGGTGCCATTCGATTTCCAGGCACGCATAGCCCTTGCCGATGGCGTCGGTCAGGTCGAACACCATGTCCTCGAAGTCGGGGATCTCCAGCATCATTTCGCTCAACTGGTCGGTCGCCTTCTGCTCGGCGGCGCTGGCGTTGACGGGCGCGGCCAGCTCCCAGTCCAGCACGCAGGCGCGGCGGCGCTTGCTCATCTCGCTTGCGATGTGGCCGTCCTTCTCTTCCATGTCCTCGAACAGCTCGAACTGGCTGATGAGGTCGCCTTCCTCTGCCTGGTCGAGGATGCGCGCCAGGCGCGAGGGCGTCAGGCCGCGCGTGGGGTGCCGCTGCAGCTCGCGCTGCAGGTGGGTGAGCCGCGAGGTCTGCGGCTCTGCCAGGTCGGGCGTGGTGATGGGCTGGCCGTCTGGGCCGAGGATGCGTGAAGTAGCCATGGGGGTCACCAGGTAGCGGAGTGCTCGGGCATCTGCAGGTCGTCGTCCTGCCCGCCGTCGCGGATGTTGTCGAAGCCACGGGGGAGCTGGGGCACAGGGATGAACTCGATGGCGCCGCTCATATTCAGGGTGGCGAACCAGCCGAGGCACAGCATGACGGCCGAGTCCCCGTGCCGGAACAGGTCGGGGTCCTTGACGTCGGCACGGCGGGCCTTGGTCACCATGGCGATGCCGTCGACCTCTTCGATGGCACGCAAGTCGCCCGCGATATCGGGGTCGGCTGGGATGTCGATCGCCTCGTCGGCAAAGCCCTGGACCAGCTTGGGCATCCAGGTGCCGTACCAGGCACGAGTGAGCTTGACCTGGTGCACGTGCGAGCGGCCGAACTTGTCCGCAGTCTCTTCGGCCAGCGCCTCGCCCGAGCCGGTGGCGTCCATGGCGCCGCCGCATCGCCTTGGCAGGTGCTCGATGGCGTACCAGATGATCTGCTTTTGCTGGGCGTAGGGCACCTTGTGCATGTCGATGACCAGGGCCAGCTGGCGGCGTAAGCCGATGCCAATGCTGAGGGCGCCCCAGCTTGAAAAGTCGCGGTGCCGTGCATAGTCCTGCGCGAAGACGTGGCGCAGCTGTGGGTCGAGCCGGGCCAGGGCCGGTACCAGGTAGCGCTGGATCCAGTCGTCGACCCAGGAGATGCGCTCCTCGGGTGACATGCTGACGAAGTCGTCATCGAGCGCCAGGCGCAGCACGCGCTCTGGCTCCAGCTTGGCGGCCTGCTCGATCCAAATGCCTGGCAGACAGACGCCATTGCCATCACGGGGGATGGCGTCCAGCTCTTCGCGCATGGCGGCCTTGCGCACGCCATAGCCGTTGCGGATCTTGGAGTACCAGGCCTTTTTCGCCTCCTCAGTGGGTACGGTGCCGGCCATCAGGCACACACGCTCGAACAGGCCGTTGGCGACCGCGTCGTCGAAGGTGACGGTGTAGACGACCGCGTCGGTGCCGTATCGGCCTGCCTCAATGTCGCGGCAGAACTGGGCGAACGGATTGTTCTTGCCGTTGTGCGAGCTGATGACCGTGATCTGGCCGCCCCAGATCAGCAGAGCGGCCGCTGCATCGAGCACGCCCTGCACGTCAGGATGGAAGGCCGCCTCGTCGATCACTACATGGCCCTGCAACCCGCGGATATTCGCCGGGCGGCTGGACAGCGCGCAGACCTGGAAGCCCGAGGCGAAGCGCACGCGATAGGCGGTGATCTGGCGCGTCTTGCCGGTCACCGGGTCCTGGTCCTCGAACAGGAACTCTTCGATGCCCGAGACCTCGCCCTGGGCCTTGGCGATCAGGCGGGAGAACTTCGCCACGTAGCCGATGGCTTCGAGGCCCTTTTCCTTGGTGTCGCCGATGTAGAAGACGTTGGCGCCGCCGAACTCCTTGCGGGCTGCGGCCACCAGCGTCTTGCGCAGCATGGTGCCGTAGGTGATGCCGGTGCGCCGCCCCTTGGGGATGGCGATGATGGCGTGCGGCAGCGCGGCGGCCTCGCGCTGGTGGAGCATGAGCACGCCCTCGGCCAGCAGGTTGAGGTCGGCCGGAATGGACCGCACGCTGGCTGGGAGGTCATCCCATTCCAGCGTGCGCAGGGTGGTGCCGAGAGGCTGGATGAGCGAGGCCATCAGCTGGTGCCCCCTGCTGGCTTGATGCCCAGGAAGTCGCGCATCCAGAAGTCGAGCTGCTCCTTGCCCATCCCCTGGGCCTTGGCGATCTCCTGCAGGTTGGCCTGCTGCTCGGACAGCAGCTTGGCGCGCGCCTCGCGCTCCACCTTCGCCTGGAACTCTTTCAGGTTGATGCTCGACCTGGTCAGCGTGGCGATGTTCTTGGCGGCCTTGGACAGCAGCGCCACACGCTCGCCATGGTCGGCATCGGCCGCGTCTTCGTTAGCCTCCTGCATCGCCAGGATGGCCTCGAACAGCTCGGTCTGCACCATGGCCGTGAGGGCCTCGCTGCGGGCGTCCTTGTCGTCACCGGCATGCGCCTGGATGATCTTGGCGGCCTCGGTGCTGGCGCGGATGGCGGCCAGGCGGCGCTCCAGCTTCTGGCCATACCGGCCCACCGCGCTGCGGCTGGGAAGATCACCGGAGGCCGACTCGATGGGAAAGCGCTCGCGCAGGTCGGCAATCAGCTCGTCCAGGGTCTGCGAGCCGGTGGCGAGCATGGCCTGGATATACGCCTTGACGTCCTCGGGCAGGCGGTCGATGCTGCTTTTGCGGGCCATGGCTACCAGTACTTGGCCGGGCGAGCGATGCCGGGCTCGCAGTCGATGGTGTACTCGGCGATGTCGGTACCGAAGCGCGTCAGGTCGGCATGCCAGCGGCCGCTGGGCTGCTTGTCCAGCTTCACCAACTCGCGGCCGGCCAGGTAGTCCAGGTTCACGCGCAGCTCCAAAGGCGTTGCGTCTGGGTACTCGCTCTGGGCCACGGACAGGATGGGCCCCTCGAAGGCACCCATCGGCCGCGCATTATTGAGCGTGAGCAGGATGAGCCAGCGCAGTGCCTCGCGGCGGATGCGGGCGGTGTCGAGGCCGGTGTTCATTTCATGGTTCCCTGGTTGATGATTCCGCGCAGCTGGGCGTTCTCAAGCTTGCCCGCCAGGCCGTCGAGCTTGGCTTCGATGATGGATTGGCCTCGGATGTAGTCGTCGCGCATGACGTACTTCATGGGCATGTCGGCCACGAGCTTGAGCATCTCGCGCTCGACCCGTTGCCACTGCACGGTCTCCTCGCGGTTGACCTGCTCCAGCCCGTCCAGACGGGACGACAGCTGGGCGGCCTGCTCGGCGCGTGCCTTCTCCTGGGTGACGAAGCGCTCGTCCAGGTGCCGCTGCGACTGGTCGAGCAGCAGCTTGCCGGCGCCGGCTACGGCCGCCAGGAAAGCAGTTAGGAGGCCGACCAGGTTCCAAAAATCTACGGTGACGTTCATCGGTTCAATCTTTCAACGCGCTCCCGGCACGTCACACACAGTTGGCAACCCGGTACGGCGCGGCGGCGCACGGCCGGTATCTCTTCATCGCACTCGGCGCAGTGGTGGGCCGAGTCGGCGGGGGTCTTGCCGGTCAGGCCGGCGCGGCGGGCCTGGGCGGCCAGCGCATCGGCCAGGATCTCGGCCTCGCGCGCACTGGCGCGGTCTACGTCATCGCTCAATCGCTCGCCCCCTGCATGGCTGGCGCGCCGATAACGCGGTGGACGAAGTCCTGCAGGCCTACGACCTGGTCGCGGAGTCCGTCAGCCTCTGCTGCCAGCTGCGCATACGCTCCAGCGCTCTCGCCGAATAGCTCCCGGGCGGTGGTGGCTTCGACAGCGCAGGCGGCAAGGCCGGCGTCTCCTGCTGGGTAGGGATCAGGGCGGGCGTTGAGGCGGGCGACCTGATCGCGCAGGCCGCGCACAGCAGTGGCAGCAGCAGCATCGCGAGCCTGGCGCTCGGTTTCACGTTGGGCGGTTTCATGGGTGACTCTCTCGGCGTTGCGGAACTTGGCGACGTTGTCGGCGGCCGTGGCGGTGGTGCGCTCGGCCTCCTGGCGGTCCCAGGCGGCCTGGACGCGGCTGGCGCCCTGGGCGTCGCCCTTGGCGATGAGGTGGCCCTCCCAGGTCTTCACCCCGAAGATCGCCGCGCAGATGGCGACGGCGATCAGAATCAGTCGGTATTGCGCGCTCACAGGCCCGGCCCCCATGACAGGTAGCGGGGCTGCAAGACCACCAGGATGCGGTGGGGGTAGCCCAGGTTTTCACGGCAGTGCAAGGCTGCGCGGCGGGCTTTGCCGCATGCCTCATCGACCTGGACGCGCGTGGGCTGGGCCAGCCCGGTACTGGCGGCCTCCGCTTGCCAGTGGCCTAGCCCGCCGTTGTAGCTGCGCAGGGCGACCCACATGCGGTCACGCGGCGTGTAGTGGCCTGGGGTGCGGGCGTACAACCAGTGGTTGTACGCCGCCAGGGCCTGCAGAGCCCAGGCCGGGTTGAAGGGCTCAGGGTTCGCCAGGCTCGGCTGCACCGAGGGCATCCAGCGGGCCGTGGCGGGCATGAACTGGGCGAGGCCAGCCGCGCCCACGTGCGACACCGCATCGGGGTTCCAGGCGCTTTCCTGGTGGACCTGGGCGGCGAACACGGCGACAGGGGCGTTCAGGCCCCATTCCGCCTGGGCCACCTTGATCAGCAGGGCGCGGTATGGCAGTGCTGCTTCGGGCACCTGGGCGCGGCAGCTCTCGGCTGCGCCCAGGGCCAGCAAGCAAGCGAGCACGGCCCAGGCCAGGGGCTTGCGCAGCAAGCGGGCGATGACGGGGCTGCGCACGTCAGATGCCCGCAGCCACGCCGGAGATCACGGCGGCCACGATGACCGCCCGCCGCAGCATGGCCGCTGCGAAGGGGACCACGTAGCCAGGTGCGATGGGGTGGTCGGCGTCGCCCTCGGGCTCAGTAGAGCCGAGCCGCCAGTCGCGCACCAGGTAGCCGTCGGGGCGCGCATAGGGGAACAGGGCGCGGTCGAGCCAGTACGCCATGACGGCGGCCAGCGAGACCAAAGAGGCCTTGTAGATCGTGAGCCCGAACTTCTGCGGGGCGATGACCGCGATGACCGCGATAAGTGCCAGCGCCAGCACGAGCCAGGTGGACGTGCGCGGAACGCGCAGCCAGGCGGGAACGGTGTCTCTGAGTTGCATGGGCCCCTCCAAGGGCAGGACAGTGATGGAACAGACCCCGTGAGGGGTGAGCCATCAGTGTCTGCAGGAGGGGACGCGCGGTCTTGTGGACGAGGGAACTATTTGCCGCTCAAGCGCCGCGCTACGGGAGGAAGCGCTTCACGAGCACGGGCAGGAGCTGAACGAGAAAAATCGCAGAGACGACCCACATAACGATGCTGGTCTTGGCATCGGAGATTGATGCTTTGGTCAGAGCCAAGTCCTCTTTCGACGCCAGTTGGTCGACTTTCGCCTTGAGAAGCGCGAGGTCCTCTTTGGAGATCAACTGCTCCAACCGGGCTTTGGTCAGTGCGACGTCTTCTTTAAGCGCCACGTGGTCGAGCTTGGCCTTGATAAGCGCTGTGTCTTTTTCGATGGCGGCCAGGCGCTCACCGGTTTTCTCGGCGAGTGCTTCAAGCTTTGCGACACGGGCTTCCATGCCACCATTGTCGGGCGGTTCGCCGTCGCCCCGCAACTGGCGAACGACGGGGGAAATATCGACCACGTTACTCATCTAAGCCTCCACGCCCCGAGTCAGTCGCGGCGAGTATCACCCTCTTCACAGCGTCGATCATTCGCTTCTCAGAGTCCGCGCGATGATCTTTCCCAGTCTCCTGTTCAAAAAAAACCCTTAGGCTTTCCTGCAATCGTTCTACATCTACGGCTTTGGAGCGCGCGACCTCTTGGGTGAGGATGGCCACCACTCCCAGCAATTGCGTGGAGAGGGTGGTGAGACTGATTAGGGGGCTATCGGTCTCATTGGTCATAGGTGAACTCCTTTTCGATACTCAACTTGCCGGCCTTTCGGCACAGCAAAACATCAAACCGCGTCTTGTCACTGTGCTGCTGGACCGTGAGCCACTGCAGATTCTCGACATGGTCCGCGCCGCCCGCGCACAGCGGCACGATATGGTCGACTTGGTGGCCTGGACAGGGCCCGCGCCGGGCGGCGTTCACAGGGCACGGGTTCAAACGTTTGAACTCGGCCACCACGGCAGACGAGCGGGGGATACGAGCTTGCACGCCAGTGGAGAGGAGCACCCCGGCCCCAATAGCTAGCCACAGGCCGGCCTGCTTCACAAGTCCTTCTTGGCGTTGCGGCGTTTGAATTCGCTGAGCTTGAGCTGCCACGCGTCCTGGATCGGCGAGTCAATGAACAGAAAAGCGGACGAGTCCGAGGAGAGGAAGCGCATGCTCGAATCTTCAAACTTCCAAGAGACGCCCGGGTACTTGCCCCCCTCCGCGACTGGCGCGCCGTACTTTTCAACCAATGCCTGTTGCACATCGTGGGCGTGGAAGTCATAAAAAACAACGTTCCAAGATCCAAGCCTGCCTTCGTAAAACAGGAACTGTGTGTCTCTGGCTGCCTTCGTCGCCAGCGTGAACCCAGGCACGTTGCAGGTGCGACGAGGGGGGACGGAACTGTCCCAACTCTTGTCGCGTGCGGAAAAGTCGCACCTTGCCTTCGGATTCGCCTTTTTGAAGTCCGCCTCGCTCATGCCAATCTGAAGACCCTTGATCTCCAGCTTCTCAGGCCCCGCCCAAGCTGCAAGGCTGGCGTGGGAGACCACCAACGCGATGGCCAGATTGATTGCTTTCATAGCTCCCTCTACGGTTGACTTTCTTGTGCGCCCGATTTCAAAGCTCTACAGGAGCCACAGCATGCGCTCGAGGGCATGACCAAGTTGACGACAGTTATGGTGCCCCGATTACATCCCACCAGAACCGAGCCCTCTGCCTCGTTTTTCATCTTGACCTTCGGCTTTAACCCGTCGACCAACCGCAGCACCCACTCCCATTCGATCAATTTGTATCTCCCTTTGTTACATCCATTGTCAACAAAGGAGGGCAAAAAGCCATCTTGGGTTCACCCAAATGGGGGGAATTGAGTACTGATCACCCGTTTGGGTGATCGACCTCGAAAGCGGCTTAGCGCTTCCCGGTCTTGATGGTCCCGCCTGACTGGATTCCAACCTGCACTCCGCCCGGGCTGGTGTTGTGCATGGTGAGGTCGCGGATGCGATTGGGTGCTTGCGCTGATGGTCCTGCGCCGATCAACGCGCCCATCGCTGCACGGCGCACCTCCGGGGTGGCTTCTCTGAAGTAGCTGAGCAGGGTGGATTCCTCAGCCCCCAGCGCGGGCGGTGCCATAGAGCCAGTCACCACGTACTGCACATCGACGCCCAGGCCAGCAAGCGCAGCGAGTTGGGCCGCAGTCGGTGAGGACACCCCTTTCTCCCAGTCAATCAAGGTGCGCTTCTTCGCTCCAGCCACCTCCGCAAATGCTGGTTGGGTTAGGCCCAGACGTTCGCGCTCAGCACGCAGTCGATCTCCGATCACGCAAATATCCGCACCTTTCTATTGCAAGGTGCGGATATCCGCACCATAATCGCACCCATGCCAGCCAAGCACCACCTAACTCCACCGGCCAAGGCAAAAAAAGGACGGGCCCTAGCGAGTGCGCAGCAACGCACTCGGCCGCTACGACGCCGCCCTTATTCGTACACACCAATTAACACCATTTTGGCACGCCATGAACGCGAACCCGACCCCGCTTCGAACGCCTGAACAGGCCCGCGCCTGGCTGGATTACCAGGGCATCTCCATCTCGCAATGGAGCCGCGAGAACAACGTGCACCACAGCCTGGTGCGCGAGATCCTGGCGGGCCGCAAAAAGTGCCTGCGCGGCATGAGCCACAACATCGCCGTGCTGCTCGGGATGAAGGCCGGCGTGCTGACCACGCGCCCCGCCCGAGTGGCGCCTACACGCGCCCCGATGCAGGCCAGCCAGGCAGGTGCAGCAGCGTGAGCGCCACCGTGCACCGCCTCACGCCCGAAGTGCTGCGCGACGCGCACGGCAGCTACCTGCCCGGCGACCGTTCGGTGGCCTTGGCGCACGCCATCGCCGCCGACATTCGTCGCCGCGCACTCACTGAACCAGGCTATCTGGATCACTGGAAGACTGGCGCAGCTTCCGTGCCACTTCCGTCAGCCCAAAAAACCAGACCGGAGAGTCAGGAGCACGCTGTGCATGCGCCTCCAGCCGCTGGGCAAGCGCCTCAGCGTTCAGCACGCCTTGCGCAGCCAGCGCGCGCGCCAGCTCCAGCCACATCTGCTCGATCACGGCGAGTTGCGTGCCGTGTGTTTCAAGCTGCTGGCCGCTGTATTGCTGGCGCGTTGCAGCCATCTCGGCCGGGGTTGGGTTCATGGTCTCTCTCCTTGCAGGTTGCGATGGGTGGACTGTATGCCTCGCAGGCCCTGGCGCGGCCGATCCAAACCGGCATTTGTTTGGCGCTGGATGCTGGAGGTGCTCAGCCATGAGTTCCAAGCCCACCCGCAATTGGAAGCGCCTGCAGCCCACCAGCCTGCGCAACGCGCTGGAGCTGTGCAAGGACCACGGCCGCGAGAAGCTCAACAAGTCGGTGGAGAAGATCGCCGAGGAGATGGGCCTCACTGATCACTGGACGCTCTACAAGTGGTTCCAGACCGGCCGCATCCCCGCCAACCTGATTCGCCCCTATGAGGTGGCCTGCGGCATCGACTTCGTCACCCGCTGGATCGCTGCGAGCAGCGGTCGGCTGCTGGTGGACGTGGCCACAGGCCGCAACCTGACGCCCGCCGACATCGCGGAAATGCACGAGCACTTCGGCGGCACGGTGAAGCTGCTCAGCGCCTTCTATGCCCGCCCCGGTGACCCAGCCGAGACGCTGGCCGCGCTGACCAAGCACATGGAACACATGGCCTGGCACCGCAGCAACGTGGTGCAGCACGCCAACCCTCAACTGGAGCTGTAACCCATGCTGAAAGCCCAATACACCCGCACGACGAAGCACGCCCCCCTGGTGGTGCTGGAAGGCGGCCCCTTCAACGGCATGGAGGCCACGCCAGCCCAGCTGCGTGCGCTGGCCGAGCTGTTGAACAAGGTGGCCGCGCATGCCGAAGCCCGGCCATGCGTTGGCCGCATGTGGGCGCCCGCGACCGAGCGCTACGCCACCACCGCCTGGAGGGCCGGCGCATGAGCACCGACGACACCAAGACAGGCGCCCAGGCGATGCGCGCCCTGGACATGCTGGAGACCCTGTCCGGCCGCGTGCTGGACGGCATGTCCAACAAAGACCTTGCCGAGGCCATGCGCTGCCCGCCGCCCTACGTGACCCGCACGGCCGAGACCCTGATCCGCAAGGGTTGGGTCGAGAAAGACGAGAGCACCGGCCGCTTTCGGATCACCACCCGTTTCAGCCGCCTGACGTTCCGCGTCATGGCGGACTTCGACCGCGCGAAGACTGCCCTGGAGCAGTCGCAGCGCAACTACACCCTGAGCAACTGAAACCACCAACGACATGGCACGCACCCCCAACAAGACAACGCCTCCCGCCGAGGCTCCGAAGCTCAACGAGGCCGCTCTGGAGACCCTGGAAGCCGCCCCTGCCCAACTGGTGGCCCAGCAGCAAGCCATGGAAGAGGTCCTGGCCGCTGGCATTGACCTCGGCCGGCTGGAAGCCATGGATTTTGTGGCGACGGTCGCCAACTCCGCGATCATCGCCATCTACGAAAACGTAAAGAAATCAAAGGGTTGGCGCCTTCTTCGCGATCCCAGGTTTGGCGACGGTCGCCAATTTCAAAGCCTGGACGACTTCTGCGAAGTCAAGCTCGGCAAGTCGTACAAGCGCCTGCGCGAACTGACACTGAACCGCAACACCCTCGGCCAGGAAGCCTTCGAGCAAGCCGAGCGCCTGGGCCTGCACCAGCGCGACTACAACGCCATCAAGGCGCTGCCAGCCCCCGACCAGGAGCTGGTGCGCCGGGCCGTGGACGAGGCCGCCACCCGCGAGCAGGTGCTGGATGTGCTGCACGACCTGGCCGCGCGCACCGTGCAGCGTGAGGCAGCCCTGAAGGGCGAGCTGCAAGACGCCCGCGATCAGGCCGAGGATCTGGCCGCCACCAAGAAGGAGATGGAGAGCACGGTGGCCGACCTGCGCAAGCAGGCGCGACTACTCGCCAAGGCTACGCCCGACGAGGTGGCTGCACATCTGCGCAAACAGGCGCAGGAGGCCGTCGAAGAGGCCGAGGCGGCGCTGCTGGGCGAAGTGCGCGATGGTTTGGAAAAGCTCGCGGCGCACGGCAAGGAAGCCGGCCACAGCGAGCTGGCCTGGGTGAAGGGCCAGCTGGAGCAGCTGATGGAACGGGTGCGCAACATTGCCGGCCGGGTGGGTGTGGAGCTGGACGGCGGCAACGGCACGCCGACTTGGCTGGATGCCGCTGCCATCCCTGCTGCAGGCACCAACGGGGCCGCGCACTGATGATGGCCGCACCCAACCCCGCTTTGACACAGCGGCTGGTCCACTTCGGCCAGGCCGCAGCGGCCGCCGGCTGGGGCGGCAAGACCGCGATATACGAGGAGGCTGCGCGCGAGCTGGGCCTCTCGACGCAGACGGTGGTGCGCAAGATCGCCGAGGTGACGGTCAAGACCGCCAAGCCGCGCAAGCGCCGCAGCGATGCGGGCACGTCGGCCCTGACCCAGCGCGAGGCCTCGCTGATCGCGCTGGACGTGATGGAGCACATGCGCAAGAACGGCAAGCGCCTGATGAGCATGGAAGCGGCGGTGGCAGAGATGCGCGCCAATGGCTTGATCAAGGCCGAGCGCACGACGGCCGATGGCGAGATAGTGCCGCTGTCCACCACGGCCATCGTAGCCGCGCTGCGCAAGTACCAGATGCACCCGGATCAGCTGCTGGCACCGCCCCCGGCCATTCGCATGGCGAGCCTGCACCCGAACCACTGCTGGCAGATCGACGCCAGCCGGTGCGTGATGTACTACCTGCCCGCCCAGGGCAGGGACAGCGGCCTGCGCGTGGCCGACTGGACCGAGTACTACGACAACAAGCCGGCCAACGTGGCGCGCCAGGTGATGGACAGCCTGTGGCGCTATGTGGTGACGGACCACACCAGCGGTGCCATCTTCGTTTGGTACGTGATCGGCGGCGAGACGGGCGGCAACCTGGCCGAGGTGTTCATCCAGTCCATCCACCAGCGCGGCAGCGAGCCGTTCTACGGCGTGCCACGCATGGCGATGCTGGACCCTGGTGGCGCCAACACTTCGCCCCCGTTCCTGAACCTGTGCAAGGCGCTGCGCGTGCATGTGCAGATCAACAAGCCCAAGAACCCGCGCGCCAAGGGTCAGGTGGAAAAGGCCCAGGACATCGTGGAGCGCAGCCTGGAAGCGGCCTTCAAGCTGCTGACGCTGGAGACGCTGGAGCAGATCAACGCGGTGGCGCTGCAGTGGGCGCGGTGGTTCAACGCCACCCAGGTGCACACGCGCCACAACATGGTGCGCTTTTCGGCCTGGATGCGGATCAGCCCCGACCAGCTGGTGCTGCCGCCTGGCATCGAGCTGTGCCGCGAGCTGGCTGTGTCGGCCCCCGAGTCGCGCGTGGTGAATGACTTCCTGGAGGTGGAGTTCCGGGGCACGACCTGGGACGTGTCGGACGTTCCGGGCGTGATCGTGGGGCAGAAGCTGCAGATCGTGCGCAACGCCTGGCGCCAGGACTCGGCCCAGGCGGTGGGCGTGGACGCCGAGGGACGCGAGTGCTTCTACGTGCTGGAGGCCAAGGTCAAGAACGACTTCGGGTTCCACGAGGGCGCGGCGGTGATCGGCGAATCCTACAAGCGGCACGCCGACACGCCTGCCCAGCGCAACCTGGCCGAGATCGAGATGCTGGCGACCGGCACCAGCACGCCCACCGAGGCCAAGGAGGCCCGCAAGGCCATGGCGAGGGGCAAAGGCCCCCAGGTGCTGGGCGGTGCCATCGACCCGCTCAAGCGGATGCGCGACGCGGAGATCCCGACGTACCTGCCGCGAAAGGGCACGGCGCTGGAGGTGGCGAACCCGCTCGCCAACGCCGAGGTGCTCGACCAGGTCGACACCAGCGTCGCGCTGCAGCGTATCTCGAAGCTGATCGGGCGCCCCATCACGCGGGAAGAAAACCGTTTCATCAAGGGCCGCTGGCCCGATGCGATGCCGGCCGACCAGGTCGACGCCCTGGTGGCGCAGTTCACGCGCGGCGATGACGCTGCGCCCGTTGAAACCTTTGGCGGCCTGCGTGCCGTTGGCGGAATGTGAGGCCGCCCGAATGCTGAACCTGCAACTGATCACCAAGGAACTGGGCATCAACCAGGCCGACTTCGCGCGCCAGCTCAAGGTGAGCACGGCGACGGTGTCCCTGATCTTCAAACACAACCGCTGGCCGGTGAAAACAGGCATGGAGTTCCGCCTGAAACGCGCCGCCACGGACATCCTGCTTCAACGCGGCGTTGACCCTGACCGGGTGAAAACCGCATTTGAAGAGTGCGCCGGGCAGCGCGCCAACGCTGCCCAGCTCACTGAGGCCAATGCCTCGACTCCAAGCCCTCAAACCACTCTTTCAAACCGACTCAAGGACGAGGATATGTTACTTCGCAAGCACACGATCACCCAGGACGCGCGGGATTACTTCGCGCTGCCCCGCGACCCTTTCACCAATGAGATGCGCGGCGTGGCCGACGTTTTCCTCAACGACAACATCCGCAAGGTGCGCGCTGCGGTGCGCAATGTGGCCGAGCACGGCGGCATGCTGGCGGTGATTGCCGAGAGCGGCGCGGGCAAGTCGACCGTGCGCAAGGATCTGGCGAAGTGGATCCAGGGGCAGCAAAAGTCCATCGTGGTGATCGAGCCCGGTATCGAGGGCCTGGACAACCAGGACCGCAAGAGCCGGCCGCTCAAGGCCAGCGACCTGGTGGAGATCATCATCACCACCGTCACGCCTGGCGCGGCCATCCGCCAGAGCTACCAGGCGCGCCTAAACCAGATGCGCGATGCGCTGCGCGCCAGCGCCAGCGCGGGCAACAAGCATGTGATGGTGATCGAGGAGGCCCACCGCCTGGCCACGCAGACCCTCAAGCACCTGAAGAACTTCTACGAGATGGATGACGGCGCGTTCACTCCTCTGCTGGCGATCATCCTGATCGGCCAGACCGAGCTGGACTGGAAGCTCGACGAGAAGTCTTTCGAGGTGCGCGAAGTGGTGCAGCGCTGCGAGAAGCGGTTCATTGAGCCACTGGACAACGATGTCGAGGCCTATCTGCGGCACAAGTTCGCTCGGGTGGACGGGGACTTCGACAAGGTGTTTGCCGCCGACGCGGCCGAGGCCATCGTGGCCCGCCTGCGGGTGTCGGTGGAGACCAAGATCCGTGGACAGCGTTCGCTGGGCCCGCGCTCGCTGTGCTATCCGCTCGCGATCAACAACCTGGTGTCGGGCGCGATGAACCTGGCGCACCAGGGCGGCGAGGAGCACGTCACGGCCAAGCTGGTGGCCCAGGTGGGGCGGGAGGAGTGATGCGCCGCTACCTCGTACTCATCTGCATGAGCGACGGCTCCATGGGCCGGCTGCGCGGTGAATTCGCCTCGGACTGGGAAGCCATCGACACGGTGCTCGGCTCGTTTGGCGATGCCGTCTCCGTCGTCGCGCGCCGGGAGGTCTCGGCATGAAGCGCGCTCACCCGATGACCCAACTGGTGATCTGGCTGGCCGTGAGTCTGGCCGCCGTGCTGCTGACCATGGTCTATGTGGTCAGCGAGATGCACGTGAGCGACGCCCGCCTGGACGCGGCGCACCTGGCCGGCATGGCCCAGGGCGCCACCATGTGCCCGGGAGGCCGCTGATGGGCGCCGAGTTCGTTACCACGTGCGCCAGTTGCGGGGCCGAGGAGAGCATCGACGCGCTGCTGGGCCGCATGATCGACGACGAAGAGGCGCGCCACCTGGTGGCCGACGTCATCAGCATGTCGCTGCCGGTGGGCCGGGAGCTGCTGCGCTACCTGCGGCTGCACAAGCCCGAGAAGCAGCGCCTGCGCATGTCGCGTGCCAAAACGATCCTGGCCGAGCTGGTGCCGGACATCATGGCCACGGCCATCACGCGCGGCGGGCGCACTTTCCTGGTGACCATGGGCGACTGGCAAGCCGGGTTCCATGCCGTGTTCGCAGCTGTCGACAAGGGCACGCTGGCCGTTCCCTTGGCGCACAACAACTACCTCTACACCGTCGTCACTCGCACGGTCGACCGCTTGGAGGCCCAGGCCGAGGCCGACCAGGAGCTGCAGCGGCGTGTGGCGCCGCTGCGCGGCGTGGTGCAGGTCGACCAGAAGGCGCCGGTACAGGTGGGGGCGACGCTGCTGGCCCACCTGGATCCGGCGCTGCTGGACCTGCAGGAGCGGGACCGCCAGGCGGCAGGCCCTTCGGAAGAGGTGCGGGCCAAGATGGCGAAGCTGCTGGGCAAGGCGCCAGCGGGAGGGCCCAAGCCATGATGCCCGCCGAAATGCAGTCGCTGCGCGTCGTGTTGCTGGCATTGCTGCCGACCTACGGCCAGGCCGCTGCCACACCCGAGCTGGCCGCTGCCGCCAACTGCAGCCGCAGCGACGTCCACGACGCCTTGTACGAGCCGCTGGTGGCCCACCAGGTGCGTTACGACCTGATGGCCGACACCTATGCGGCCGTGAAGCAGGGAGACGCCCTGTGAAAGAGATCAAGCCAGGCCGCCCCGAGGCCGAGCGTTCGGGCTTCACTTCGAAGCCCGCCGCCGACCTGGTCAAGCCGCAGCAGTACGACCTGATGCGGGCGCCCGTGTGGACGCCCCCAGCCGCCGCGCCCGCACGGGCCGGATCTTTGAACCACAAGCGCATCGAGAGCCGTGGCTTTCGGTGCTGAGCAGGAGCAAACCATGCCAACACCAAACGATGCAGCGCGCCAAGCCAGCGGCGTCCATATGCCCGATGGCTTCATGCGCAATGCGCAGGGCCACCTGGTGCCCCTCGACCTGGTCAAGCCCGTAGACCAGGAGCGCGACCGCCTGGTGCGCGAGCTGGTGCAGATCGCGCAGGACCTGAATGCCAAGCTGGTGGAGGCCAAGGGCAAGATCTTCGGCGACGTTGCCGCCTTTGCGGAGCTGAGCGCCGAGCAGTACGGCGTGAAACGCGGCGGGCAGAAGGGCAATATCACGCTCCACACCTTCGATGCGGCCTTCAAGCTGCAGCTGGCCACCGCCGACACCATCACCTTCGACGAGCGCCTACAGGCCGCCCAGGCCTTGGTGGACGCGTGCATCAAGGACTGGGCTCAAGGCAGCCGGCCCGAGATCATTGCGCTGGTGCAGCAGGCCTTTCAAACCGACAAGGAGGGCAAGCTCAACGTGGGGAAGATCCTGGCGCTGCGCCGCCTGGAGATCACCGATCCGCGCTGGCTGCAGGCCATGACGGCCATCGGGGACTCCATCCAGGTGATCGGCACCAAGCAATACATCCGCTTCTACAAGCGCGTGGGCCAGTCGGACCGCTACGAGGCGATTCCGCTGGACATGGTGGCGGTATGAGCCCCTCTATCGACTGATCTCGCAGCGGGATAAGCGGAGGGTGCCCGGGCTCTACAGCGCCATCAACTTCCGCAGCGTGTGAGCGCGTTCTCCGCCCTTGCCCAGGGCTGCGCGGTGCAAGCCGGTTTCCGGTGTTCGTCAACACCGGGTTGTTGTTTCAACCATTCATCTACGGACTTCTCAGACATGAACAAGACAGAACTTATCGAACAGATGGCCGACAAGGCTGGCATCTCGAAGGCCGCTGCAGGAGCTGCCCTCGAGGCCGCTACCGAAGCGATCAAGACCACCCTCAAGAAGGGCGGCGCCGTCACGCTGGTGGGCTTCGGCTCTTTCTCTGTGACCAAGCGGGCGGCCCGCACTGGCCGCAACCCGAAGACCGGCGAGCCTCTGAAGATCAAGGCACGCAAGTCCCCCAAGTTCACCGCAGGCAAGGGCTTGAAGGACGCCCTGAACTGAGCCAGCCGGCTTTCTGAAGCCCCCGCCTGGGGGCTTTGGTGAGCCACCTGGAGCACATGACCATGACCGCAGCCACCGCCACCACCACCGCCGCCCACCGCGCTACGCTGATCAAGCTGATCCACGTGGCGAAGCGCGAGCTGGGCCAATCGCAGGGCCTGGACGAGGTGGCGTACCGGCAGATACTGCTGAGCGTTGGAAAGGACTCCTCGCTCAAGACGATGGCTGTTCCAGGAATGGTGGCTGTCTTGGAACACCTCAAGTCGAAGGGCTTCAAGGTTCGTCCAAAGGCCGGCGACCGGCGCCAGGCCGTCAACCCAGGCGCCAGCAAGGTGCGGGCGCTTTGGCTGTTCTTGCACCAGCTCGGCGAGGTACGCGATCCTAGCGAGAAGGCCCTCGCGGCCTACGTAAAACGGATTGCCCATGTCGATGATCTGCACTGGGCGGGCAGCAAGGCGACCGACCTGCTGATCGAGACCTTGAAGAAGTGGGCGATGCGCCTGCTGCCAGGCGCCATCAAGGCGCTGGCCGACGAGGTGCTGGTGCGCCATCGCGTCCAGCCATTCGACGCGCTGCAGCTGGCCGTGTTCCTGCGTGCAGCGAACGCCTCGGTCAACTATGAAGGCTTCGACCACCACCTGTGGGCCTGGCAAGACCTCATGGAGCTGCTCGGCAGGCCCGTGGGGGGCGTTGCCCAGGCCCTGGAGGCCCAGCGGTGATCCGTCCTGAGACGCGGACGTCCATCAGACGCCACGAGCTGCTGGCCGACCTGGTCGACGTCGTTGCGCGTCGGCTCAAGGATCACGAGATCAGCGCCACGGCGTCGGAGATAATCGCCAACGACCTGGCCGACCACCTGGCGAAGCACTGGGGCGGGCAGATCATTTCCTTCCCGAAGGATCTGCGTCGCGAGCTGGTGCGGCTGGAGCTGGAGATCTACGGCAAGTTCCTGGGTGACAACTACGACGAACTGGCCCGCCAGTACGACATGACCGTCAGTGGCATGCGCAAGCTCATTACTCGCATCCGCGCGAAGCTGGCAGCGGACACCCAGCACGACCTTTTCGACCCTGCCCGGGTCGCTTGA